GAAGTCCAAAATTCATCTGCAATGTTAGGTTGCACAAATGCAAACTCGTCACAATATAGTAACGAAATAGACATACCGCGTCCAGTAGTGCCTGTTGTTGTTTGGCTTACTATACGTGATCCATTTTCAAATTCTATTGAGCCCTTATTATAGGATACAACACCTGCTCTAATATGATCAGGACATAATTCATATACATAACGAATACGCTGCATAATTTCTTGTGCACCTGTATATTTGTGTGCAGCAATTAGAATAGTTTGATCAGGATTAAACATTGCATACCAAGCAAGATAGATAGCAGCACAAGTAGTTTTTCCTGTTTGTCTAGGCATCATGTTTATATTAAATCTATAACTGTGATAGGAATGCATTAAGCGCAATTGATACTCATAGGGTTCAAATAACAATTTGCCTTTTACAGGATGTTGAATGTAAGCAAATTGTCTTGCAAAGTACAGATATCCTTCATCAGGATCCATGCAATTCATGAGATCCTGTATTTGGTTTTCGTTAAATGTTTCTTGCTTATTAGCCTTTTTGACTAATACTCCGTCAAGTGATTTACTCATACAATATTTAGTCACAAAAATAGCGCCCTAAGGCGCTATTGATGTCTGGGGGGTTTAAAGACCTGCTAGTTTTGTTAGCAAGTTCAATGCTTGTTGTTCGTTTTTCTGTGGTTTATCTTTAGAAATAGCTTTCGCTACTTTTTCACGACGATTCTTTAGATAGTCATCGGTTTTGTCTTTTTTACCATCATTGTTAACATCATCGTCTTCTTTACCTACTGGATCAAGTTTGTTTTTCTTTTCATTTAATGCTGCTAATAGTCTGGCTTTCATTTCTGTTGCCATTGGATTATCTCCTCCTGCTGCCGGCTTATACATTTTTTTGGCTCTGTTTAAGCCATGTGATAGTGACTTTGTCATATACTTTGTATCCATATATGATTCTTCACCTTCCGAACCTGCTGGAGTGTTTTCCCATTCTTCAACTGATTCTTCATCTTTGTCTTTTTTCATTAATGCTGCTGCACCTGCTGCACCGGCACCTGCTGCTGCCGCTGCTGGAGCATACTTACCAATTTTTGCACCAATTTCTGCACCTTTTGTGGCACCCATTGATGCACCTGCTGCGCCGCCCATTGGACCTGCTTTTGTAGCACCATATGCTGCGCCTGCTGCTTGGCCTACTGATTTTCCAACATTGCTACCGATTTCAGCACCTTTGTCCATTACGCCTTTTGCAAAGTCTGAAATTGCACCTGCTGCAAGATCTTGATCATCTGGATCTCCATCTCTTCCTGGAATGCTTGGATCGTCATAATCAACATCAGTAATCTCGTCACCTGCTGCTGCGCCGCCCAATGCTCCTAATGCTGCACCAGGTACGCCGCCTAATGCGCCGCCTGCTAGTCCACCAACTGCTGCACCACCTAATTTGCCCAACAATCCTGCTTTTAGATCCATGTCTCCTGGCACATCGTCGATACCCGGAATGGTCGGATCATCATCCATTGCTGCTGGCATACGCATTGATCCACCTTTAATGCCTGCTAGTGCTTGCATTACTTGTGCCATCGAATCTGTATCGCCTGAAATATTAATAGTAAGCGGGCCTTCTGCTTCAGCCATGTCTGGTGGACATTCTACAACAAATGACTCGTTTAAGTTTTCTTTCTTTTCAACACTGTCAAAACCTTGTAAAATGTTCAGCATATTTTGATCAGCCATATTAACCTCCTATAACACTTTCTGTGTTTTGTGGCTCTTCTTTAACTGGTTCTGCTTTGTGTGCATTACCTTCTTGTTTTTCTTTACGAGCAGTTTCTAATTCTTTTAAAAGATCCATTATTCTTTTTTCGCCTACTTGATCTTGTGCAGATTCGCCTTCTAATTCTTCTGTAGTTAGCATAGGCTCATATGTTTTTTCTTCTACTTGTTCTTGATATGCTTCTTGTGCTTCTCCTGGACTGCGTACAATTACGTATCCTGGCTGACATGCACAGCATTGTTCAATATATTCCTGTAATATTAAAGTAGTAGTTGGGTAGCCTAATTCACACTCCCAATAAGTTACTTCCATATTTTCTAGTTGTGGGAAATCTAATGGACGTTCTTGAATAGGTGTTTTTTTACCTGAACTGCAATTTGCTACTTCAAATTTTCCTAAACACGCTTTCATTTGAGATTCAAAATCGTCAGCCAAATCACCTGCTACTCCTATTTTAAAAGGATAGGTTTTCTTGGCTTCTGTTAAATATTCTTTAAATTGTTTCATAGTAATGGATCCTGTTACTAGTATTATTTATCCTTATCCATGCCTTTTAACTTTTCTAGTAGGCTATTTCTGTCAGTTACAACATAGCCGTCACCTTCTGTAAATCCATGGTCGATAGTATCGCTATCTAGTTTTTGTTTCTTAAGTTGCAATTCTATCATTTTTAATTTTTTATCAATTTTAGCAGTCTTTGCATCTAGGTTTGTTTTAAGCATTGTGCCTGCAACTTCAAATACTCTACCAGAATAACGTGACTCAACATTCATACCTAAATCCATTAGATCTTCATATGCTTGCATTGCTTTATCAGCAACCTCATTAAGTTCAGTATCTGCCATTTCCCCTAGTCCTTTTACAGCGGGTAATGCACTTGCTATCTTATCAAATTCTTCTATGTCTCGAAAAGTTTGCTCTTGTTGTACAAGTGCTTGCTTATCTTCTTTTCTTTGTTGACGTTCTTGCTCTTTGATTATTTCTTTTGAATCTGGCAAGTTTAAAAGATCTTCTAGTTTTTTACTCATATAATATTTAGCGCCCGCCTGTGTGGAACATATCTTTTTCAGTTATGATTCTAAAAGCAATACCTTTAGATTTACACCAGTTTCTAGCCGCTTCCCATTTTACTTGATTCAATGCCCAATGCAATTGATTTCTTCTGTTACGTCCTGTTTTTTCTTTTAATGTATGCATTTCAGGCTTTATTTCTATTACTTCAGTTTTTTGTTTACCATTTTGATCTACATAGTGTATAAAAAAGTCAGGTACATAAATTGTTTGTTTGCCAGTAAAAGGATTTCTATAAGGAATCTTAATCGCTTCACTGGCCCACTTGTATATACTTGGATTCTCGTCACAAAACTTCATAAAGTGAAATTCCCAACTGCTACGATATGTAGGCATACTACCGCCTATATATTTGTCAGGGTTTTTTGGTCTGAATTTACCCTGAGCATACTTGGTCATTATCTTCTACCTATTTGTCCTACAATAGATAGGTTGAACGGTGTAAATAGATATCTATTTGGGCCATTTAAGATCCCAGATGTGTCTTGGTAATTATCTGTAGTACCATCAGTATAAAGTTTTCCAGTCTGTGCGTTATTATGAATATATGTTCTAATTTGTTCAGGTGTTGCTCCTGGATTTGCCTGTAGTATAGTAGCAATTACACCACAAACTTGTGGTGAAGCCATACTTGTACCGCTTATATTCATTTGTCTAAAAGAACTGTTTAGATGATAAGCACCTGTTGTAAATTCATTTGTATTACTACTAGCACTCATAATGTCTGAACCTGGTGCATAGATATCAACTCCTGGACCTTTTTCGGAAGAGGATCTTAATCTTTCTAATGTATCGTTGTGCATATCTGCTTCAATGTTTCCAGTCATTAATGCTCGTGTACTGTATGGTGAACTTCCTCTATGATAGTATGTTGTACCGCTACTAAGCACAGCAAAATTATCATAATCTAAACCACCACTTACATCTACTTTATGTGCTCTATTTCCTGCTGCAATACAAACATGAACTCCTGCATCAATTAATTCTTCTACATCTGTGTCAACGCTTGCAATACGTACATTTGTTTGGTATGTGCTAAGTCCTACCAAATTCGGCACTAGCCCAAAATCGTACCATTGATCAGTTGTTGCTATTGCTGTGCCTGTTTCTGATACACCTCTATAGTTTATTTCACTTACGCTTGTATAACTTCTACCATAACCCCAACTCATATTTACAACAGTTGGTCTTTTCTTTCCAGTAGTAGGACTTACTGGCTTTGCATTATGCCATTCTTTAATAACATCAAAGCAATCAGTGACACTGATACCAGTGCCACTGTCGCCTGAACCTTCCAAGCCACTAACCTTTACACTATAAATTTCTGCTGCTTTTGCCCAGCCGTATGTTTTACCTGCTGCAATACCTCCACAGTGTGTGCCATGCCCATTGTAATCTCTATAATGATTTGCGTTTTGTGTACCGCCGCCGCTAAATCCATCATACCAATCAATTGCTTGTGTTCTATACCCGCCAAATTCATCTGTAAATTCAGGATGATCCATTTGCAATCCACTGTCTTGAATAACAACATCTACACCTGATCCATCTAAACTATATCTAAACGGTTCGGTAGAATTAGGTGTTGCGTTCAATGTGTTAGGATAAGGATTATTTGCAAAATGACAACGATACAATCCCCAGTTTGTGTAATCACCTGTGTCGCTACTTGTCTTTTGCCAGTTAGCATCTTGTGTTGCAAAATGTCCAATTTCTAAAGTATCATCCTGATCAGGTGGCACTGCTACATCCATTACTCTAGAATCATTTTTAAGTGCTTCTGCTTCTGCTTCAGACAAAGCATAGTGAGTATTACGGTTACTTGCTAATCTTGCATTTGCAACATCAACACTTCTATTAGGAACAGTTGATGAGCCTGTACTTTGTGTCATTTCTGCTGCAAAACTAGCAGGATCTACACCTTTGTTTAGTGTTACAATATATTCTTTTTCACTCATGATATGTCCTTAAACTATGTTTATTGTGTTACCCATTACAGAATGGATTTGACATTGATAGTAAAGTGTGCTAGGAGCACTCATTGGAACTGTAAAACTAACAGTTCCTACTGCTGCACCGTTGTTAGTAACACCTGTGTTATATTGTGCACCGCCGTTGCTTACTCTAATATCAAATGGATGTCCTGTTGCATCTACTGCAAAATCATATCTTTCACCACGTCTTAGATATAATACAGGATTATCTTCTGCTATCGGAAACCAATTATTTCCAGTGTCACTAACTGTAAATGCTGTATTAAGGCCGTTGTCTTGTACATCAAAAATATGTTTAATTACAGCACCATCCATAGTAATGTCATTTGTTACAGTTGGAGATGATGCACTAACATATCCGCCTGTGCTGTGATCTCCCCAACTAACCGCAGTGTCCCACTGACCTACTTTTGCATCAGTAATTGTGTTTGTACCCATGTCAATATCGTTTAGGTTGGCATCTAGTGTGCCACCTAATTGTGGACTTGTATCTTGTACAATATCAGTTAAGCCGCCGCCTGATGCACCTAGTGCTACCCATGAAAGTCCATCATACACTTCTACTGCTTGTGTAGACGTATTATAAATTAAATCACCATCTGTTGGTAATAATGCATTTCTTTCTGTGGTAGTAACATTATTTAAATTCAACGGAGAAGTTACTTGTGTTCTATTTGTAGCTTCTAAAATAAGATCATTACCTGCTCTAAGATAGAATGGTCCAGTACCTTGAATTTCTAAATCTGCACAGTTTACAACATCATCGACATATATTCCGCTTTGGAAGTTTACACTAGGAACAACAACAATTTGACTAGAGTCGTCTGTATCAATTGTGTTTGCAGAAAATTCAAAATTTGCAATGTCAGGAACTACAGGCTGGTCTGTTAGATCATTGTACGATCCACTGAAAAGTAAATTACTGTCGTCTGTTAAATCATTAACGTCAGTAGGAATATCAGGAACATTTACAAAGTTTGTATAATCAATGTAATAACTTCCCGGTTGTCCGTTTAATGTAGTAGCATCTAAGCCGCCGCCTCCTGATGTTGCATCATCTGCTGCTGCCCATTCAAACCCATTCCATTTTAAAACTTGTCCTGAAACTGCTGATGTACTTGCATCACCTGCAACATCACTTAAATCTTGTATACTTGTAGGAACAGTAGGTCTTCCGGTTAAACTAGAATAAGCACCGTCAAATAACAGTACGTCTGCATCAGTAAGTTGATTTATGTCTGTAGGAATAGTAGGAGCACCAGTAAGACTGCTATACAGTCCGTCAAATAACAAATCACCTTGGTCGGTAAGTTGGTTGATATCCGAAGGAACAACAGGAGCGCCTGTCAAATCGTTATATTGTCCGCTGAACAATAAACTAGATGCATCTGCCAATTGGTTAATGTCTGTAGGAATTGCAGGGGCGCCTGTTACATTTAACCAATCTAAATAGTATGATCCGTCTTGTCCGTCTAGCGTATCTGCATCAGATGTTCCGCCTACTGCCGGTGCCCATTCGTCTCCGTTCCATTGTAAAACTTCACCTACATTCGGTGTTACACTTGCTACATCTGATAAACTTGCTAGTGTACCGCTTTCTAATGCAACAATACGAGTATCAAGATCGGTAAAGTTACCGTCTAATTCGTCAAATGTAAGTGTTGATCCTTTGACTGTTCTTAACGTAATTGCCATTGTATTTCTCCTACGCTACATATCCAGGGGCAACATATCCCGGAGTTATGTATCCACTTGTTTCTTCTGTTGGTTCTGGTAACAATGGAAAATCAAAGCCGTCGACGTTTCGTGCTTCAAAATTATTTGTTACGTCTACATCTGCTTTGAATCCTAATTTTGTTATAGAACTTCTACTGTTATTTAATATGACTGCTACTAAATTTGTTAATTGTACTTTATCATAGCCTTTTAAAGTATCTAATAAATCAAAAACAGGTATTCCATCTGCTTTTGCTTGTGAAAGTATGACTGATGCTATGCTTATAGAAGCAACTTCTTCAAATCCTCTTTTGACAAAAAATCCTACTACTGCATCGATATCTGCCGCATTATAATGAAGTGATCTATCAAAGAATGAATTAAAAGTTCTTCTTGTGTCTAAATTACTATCATTTACTACTGTTATGTTTTCATAAGTAGACATTATGCAGATTCCTGTCTAGGAACAACATAAGTTTTTCCGTTTACATTTACTAATTTTTCATTTTTGTTATCGTAACTGCCCTTAAAGGGTCTTGAGTTAGCAGGTAAATTATCTGTTAAATCGGTTCTTTGTTGTGCAGATCTTTGTTCTGCTCCTGCTGCTTTTATATCTGCCCAATTAATACCACCTTGACCTTGCTGATTTATTCCTCTAGATGTAAGTCCTTGATTTACAATAGGTTGTAAACCTAATCTATCTAGATTTAATTTATCTCCTAAAAATTTAGAAGCAGATGTTTTTATAAAATTTTGTGCAAATGCTTCTATAGAATTAGTTCTTCCTTTTTGCGGAGACACACTTCCAAACGGTGTAGTTGTAACTCTACTGGTGCCAAAACTACTGCCTCCTTCTTGTATAGGACTTGGTCTAGTATCATAGTGTCTTTGATCTCCAAAAGATGTAGGTGCTACACCTTCTAATAGTTCTCCTCTTTCGTAATGAACTGTTTCGTATGCTACTGTCATTGAATTAGTTGAAAATTCACTTCCTTCTGATTGCACATTATCGTGTTGGAAATCTTCTACTAATGGATTAATTAGTGTAAAGCATGTATAGTGTGTTTTTTTATTCAAAGGATGCAATTGGAAAATTTGAATAGAATCAAAAAATTGATACATTTTATTTGGTTTATCTAAACCATATCTGTAATTAAAGTTTTGAAAATATGTATTATTAGATCCAAATGCACTTCTTCTATATCTTTCGTCTGGAGCAATATCTGGTGCTGCTGAAGCACTTTGTTTTTGATGATCGCCGTCTGCATAATAATATCTAAAATATGCTTCCCACAACAATGTTGTTAGCCCTGCATTATCATCATGAAATTCAATTCTTACTGGCTGATAATCTATTCTTGTTTGTAAAAGTTTTTTTCTATTATACTGATTTAAAACTTCTACTTGTGGTCTATATTTTGGCAGTTCTGCACTTTTTGCTAAAATATGAATGTCTTCTTGTGTAAAATTATCAATGAGCGTGTCTGGTCTAACATCTGGGTTTATATTCAAAACTACATGATAGAGAAACTTGTGCTTAGGAGCAAGACGCATATTGTTAGAGCGGAATACTCTAGATGCATGATCATAATCGCCTAAATTACCTTTAGGACCATTATAGCTTTTAATATTATCAAAAAATCCTGTGAACGCCATACTGTATTTATCGTTTATGTAAAGTGTGTGGATAATAAAAAAGGGAACCGAAGTTCCCTTTTCTAAAGCAATCTCTTATTTGCTATTAACCAGTTGTACCAGTTCCAATTGTTCTAGGAACTGCTGCTCCTACTCCTTCACCATTTGGTGTTTGTACAGCATTATCATACTGTATTGTAACTGATGTTTGTACTGGTTCACTGTTTGCATATGCTAAGGAATTATAGTTGACTTCTGTTAAGTAGCAACCATAAATTTCCCAAGTTTCTAACACACCTGCTTCTGCTGCTCCATTACCGCCATCTAAAATTTCAATGTTAGTTTGGAACTTATAATCAATACCAGATGCAGCACTTGCTTGATTAATAAAGTCAAATTGTTTCTGAAGTTGTTCGCCAACTAGTTTTTGCACACTGTTGTTTACATCTTCACGTAATGTAATTGTAATTGGGTTCCATGTGTGTTTACCTGCCAAATGTACAGTTGAATTGTATACCGGAATTGGCATGTTTTCGAACGTCAAGTTCGGTCTTGCAGCATCGATAACTTGTTTGGTTAATTCAGTAGTTGATGCAGTAACGCCAAAGTTAATAAAGTTTACTCTAAAACGGTATTGTAGTTTTGGCATTAACAAGCCTTCAGATGTTGCACTCTGGTCGCTTGCTAATGGAACACTTAATTTTGTTAATGATGAGATTGCCATTTAATATTTCTCCTATTCACGAGTATTTATCAGTTTAGGGTCAACTTTCGCTGACCCTAAATTCAGTGATTATAAACTTGCAATTTCTCCTGTGTTTTTAAGACGTAGTGGAATGTAAATAAACTCAACACTCTTAACTGGTTCGATAGCAACGTCCACATATAGTTCGTTTTTATCAATTCTTGTTGGAGTATTGTTTGTTTCATCACATACAACTAGATAGTCAAAAATTGCTCTCAATGATGTAAGTTCAATTAGTAGACTTTCAACTTGTCCTTTAATGCTATCTCTTGTAATCTTATCATTTGGTTCAAAGACGAAAGGTTTAGCAAGTGTTTTAAGTTGACTACGTAAGTAAACTACAAGTCTAGCAACATTTACTCTATCTAGTGAACTTGCATTTGCTGCACGAGTTTTCTGTCCAAAGATAACAAGTCCTGCTCCGTTAATAAACGAAATTGGGTTAATATTCTTAGAATATAGTGTATCTCTTTGTCCTTCGTTTAGTGCAACACTAGTAAATTCTCCTTCACTATCAATGTAACCTGATGCTGTTGCATTAGTTACACTACCACGTCTTGTACCTGCTGGAGCAAACCAGGGGAATGCAACTTGGTCGTTAAGTGCAATAGTTCTTAGTGCCATGTGCGATGCTGGAACAACAATATTGTTACCTGCATTGTCACTTGTAAATCCTGCTGGATAGTACATGCCTAAGTATTCATCACTTGTAACTGCACCGTCATCATTATCTTCTACTGCGCCTGCAATGTTGTTTGCCCAGTTTGTTAATGATGTGCTATCAGGTGTTAGTCTCATCGGAGTATCACCTACAACAAACGCTGTTAATCCACGATCGTTGTTTAGTGTTACCATTTCACCAATTAGTTCCGGATAACCTGGAGTTGAAATCAAGTTAAAGATTCTTGATTCATCATCGCGGATATCTTGGTTGCTGTTCATTTCTGCTTGTAACGCTTGTACAACAATTTTACGCTGTGCTTTGCGTCCAAATGATCCTGAACCATCTTCGTTGTTTGCTGATTTTGTTACCCAACGGTTAGCATAGTAGCCTGCCATTGATTCGTCGCCATTACGACCATTTTCAGCATTGATATCAATATGATCACGCTTGAATTCTTTTACGTTGAATCCACTTCTACGTGTATTCCATAGCAACATACCTTTTGGATATAGTGCTGGATCTGGAGCATCTGGATCTAAATAGTTGCTTACTAGTAGATCTGCAATATCACCTGCTTCGTCACTGTTTGCGCCTGCTGTGTTATAACGTGCATCTGCAAATAGTACACCATTTTCAGTTGTTTGATCTGTGCTGTCTAGTAATGCCCAAACACCTGCTGCTGTCCATCTGTAAACTTGTGGATAGTTTTCTAAGTCTGCTGTTGAAATCCAAAGATCGCCAACAACTAGCGCACTTCCGTCTGACTGTTCTGTTGGAGCACTTGCTGCAACAATCGGTCCTGCTGGATCGTTTGTGCTACTTGCACCGACTAATCCGCCACCTGTGTGATCAAAATTATGATAACCAACCCATGATGTACCATTATGAATCATCATATCTACTTCATCTACTACGCTGCTATACCATAGCGCACCATCTGCTGGTGTACTTGTAGGTGCACCTTCTGAAGCAGTGTATGATAATGTTTTCCACCATGTAACAATATATTGCTTAGGTGATGTGCTTGAGTCAGTACCCGGTGTGTAATAGAAGTTTGTAGTAGTTGTAGGATCTGTTGAATCAAACACTGTATATGCATTATCAACAATACCATCTGTATCAACAATACGAATTTCGCCACCTAGTGCATGTGAAATTACAACTCTGTTTTGTGAATCTACGTTTGCACTTACATTTGTAAATCCTGCTGAGTTAATATCACCTGCTAGTGTATCTGCATCAGCAGTTGCACCTGTTGCTGTAAACGAAATTGTTTTTGCACTATCCATTGAGTTTTGTCCTGATAAACTTTCTGACATTGTAAATGAATATGTGCCTGCTGGGAACGTAGATGCTGTAATTTTTGTTGATGTAATTGTAACCGCACCGCTTCCACTCTTACGATAAATCTTAAAGTTTGCTAAGTTGTCGTAAGCTTCTTCGCTTGTGTTACTTTGTACATAGATAGAACCTTCTGCAATACCAGCACCGCCACCTGATGTATCCATTTCATAAATTGCTGTGTGGTTATTTGCATAGATTGGAGCATTTACAGTTGTCCAAGCATCTGTTGCTGAACTGTACTGTTTTACACTCCAGTTTGCACCCAAATTAGGTGTTGTTGTTTTAACCCAAATAGAACCTGTTGGTCTTGGTTCTGTGTCATTTGTTTTATACTCTGGAACACTTGTATGTGCAGCAATAGTTAGTTCTGGTGAGTAATATTCGCCAGCTGTTATGCCTAAAGCACTTAACAATGCTGCATCACCAAAAACATCGATCAAGTCGCCTTGGCCGCCAGTTGTACCACCAGCATTATATAGTGAAAGTCTTCCGTTGTTATTTTTTGCAGTTACGCCTGCACTTGCAAGTCCTGCATCTACGTTAATTTGTCCAACTAAAGATGTAACAGTTGTACCTGTAAGTGTAATTGTATGCTCTGTTGAAGTACTGTTTGCTTCTTCAACACGAATAATTAATTCTTGACCAATTGTAAGTGTTGGATTTGCTGCTGTACCAGTTACTGCTGGCCAACTTTTTCTCCATGCAGCGCCACCTACTTCTACCCAAGTACCGTCTGCATTTTTATACCATAGTTTGTTAGTAGTTGTAACTGCTACTAATGCATAGTCGCCTACAGCACCTACTGATGTTTTTGGTGTGTAGTCTGCACCTGCATAATCAACAACTTTTGTTGTATCTGTAATTACAGTAGGAACTCTGTTAGTAAAAGTTTGTCCACCTGTTGTTGTCGCTGCTGCGCCATTCCATTCAAATATACCGTAGAATGAATCATTTGTATCAAACCACCATGCACCATTAGCAGGCTTGCCTGCTGTTTCTGTTGCACTTGCTGTGATTGCATCCATGTCTACTGGTGCTCTAACAACATACGCTCTATTTGCTACGCCTGAGAAACTGTATGCTGCTTGTAAACCATATTCGTTTTGCTCGCCCCCATGAATCGAAGCACCATTGTTATCTGTGTAGAACAATGGATCGCCGAATGTTTCTGATAGTTCACGCTGTGAACTCATCAAATATACTTTGCCAGCATTTGCTGCTGTTGTACCTGGGGCAATACCTGTGCCTGCAGGATTTGATTTATCTTGTTTTGTTGCCACAAAAATTAGTGGTGTTGTACCTGGTTCAGCAGGAGTGTAAAAACTCTCGTCTATAACGCTGACCTGTACGCCTGGTGATGTTAAAGCCATTTTTTTAATCTCCTTTGGGATTTCACTATTGCTATATTATATTTACCAGTATGCATAGAAATATACCTAAAATACATGGTAAAACACGCATTTTATACTTGACAAATATAATATTTTTTGTTATTATCAAGGATAACTTAGGAGGCATCATGAGCATAGATTATAAATTTGACGAAAACCAATATATTGAAGAATTTGCAAAATATATCGATTCAACATATGGTCAACATTATGCAAAGGACAAATTCCAAGCCACTGAGTTTATTGTTGATGGCGGACACGGAACAGGCTTTTGTATTGGTAATGTTTTAAAGTATGCACAAAGATATGGCAAAAAAGGTACACGCGAAGATGCACGTAAAGATTTAATGAAAGTTTTACATTATGCATTAATGCAAATGTATGTTCACGATAACAATCTATAGTTGTTTAAGCCAAACATTGTTTGTACCAACATCGTAATCTACTATCAGTTCGTTTACTGCTTGATAAACACCTGCATAATCAATATCATGACCAGTTAACCAGCCACCTTTTTTAACCTTAGGTGTATATGCTCTTATGTCTCTGCACACCCAAGGATAACTGTGATCTGCATCTATAAAAACTAAATCTTGAGAATTATCAGGAATATTTTTTGCACAATAATCGCTTAATCCTGCAAACGGTTTTAGCCTATCTCCGTACTTTTCTTGGATTTGTTTATTATAAAACCCTCTAATACTTTTATCTATTGCGTAAATCACAAGATCGAGATTATTATCTAATAAATGAAATGTTGTTCTGCCATCTCTTACACCTACTTCGGTCATTGTTTTAATATTGTGTTTTTTTATCCACCAATTTAAAAAATGTTTTCTATTAGGTTTTCCTGTGTATTCAATTGTCTGATCTAAATTCATTTCATACCTATCCGCATAAATCTTGTATATTTTGTTAAAGATAATTCTCCTTCATAAAAAACGTGCATAGGTGTTTGTTCAGCAAATGTTTGTAAATTAGAAACACAATTTATATGCTGTTCGTGTTCGTAATAGTTATTATTTTGTAATGCAACTATTGTGCCTGATGGAATGTCGTCATACCATTGCGTAAAATCTTCTATATGTTCACAACTTGTATTGATAATTGTATTAGGCATTTCAGTTAGTTCTAAACTTGTACCGTTTGCCCTAAAAGTTTCATGTGTAGTAGGATATGTCATTTTTCTAATATCTAATGTGCTTGCTTTAAATTGCCAGCCATCCATTACATATGGTCGATTAATATTATCAGCAACATCTGCACAACTTGGATCTATATCAAAGCTTCTAATCTTTTCAAACTTATCAGGAATGTATTCAAACATCATACCTGCAAGGGTGCCAAACCAGCCTGCACATATAAAAACTGTACCCATATCATTGGGTAAGTTTTCTACCATCCATTTTTTACTTTTCAATTGTCCTAAACTATACGCATCTACCATTGCATATTCAACTTCAGGAAATTTATGTAAAGTCCTTTTAAGTTGAGACACAGTTACGTTTTCAGGGTATAAAAATTCTAAACCGTTTAGGAATTGAATTACACTGCTGCTAAATTGTTGCATAGTGTATTTATATTAAATGCGTAGTTTATCCTATAACAAAACTATAACCTGTGCCGCCTGCAACATTTAATGCTGCTTCTGCGTCAAGTTTTTCCATTTCTGCTTGCGCTTCTGCTTTTAAACTTGCACCGTTTAAACTAGTACCACCTTGTGGTCCTGCAATTGTTGCAAACTTTTCACGTGCTTCGCCTAACATATACTTACATGCTGCTAATGTATAATCTTTGATCCATTGCTTTGAAAGATAGTCTTCTAGCAATTGCGAGTCAGGACGGAAATTGTAGCAATACAACAAAATTTCTTCATCTGCTCTTGGACGTTGTAGTATTGTTAACTTTTTTGTAGGACTATTCCATGTAAATTCTATAAAGGAACCAAACATTCTACCTACCAATTCTTGATAACTTGCAAACATGTAGTAAGTTGCGAGGCCGCCTACAGCAGAACTTGCTAACAAATATGTATTAGTATATGCAAGATTAAATGGCTCGTATAGTGTTCCGCCATCACCTCCAGCAGATCTACTACCTACACTTCTTCTAAAACACTGTCTTACTTCTTGTATTTCATTTGGAAGAATATAATCATTTTGATCTTCAACTAAAGTTAATGTGACATAACCTTCTTCTACACTATGATCAACACGCTGTCTATACCTACTAAGTGCCTTTGTTAAAGCAGTTTCATAGTGTATTGGATCAAGTTCAACATCGACCATACCGCCACCTAAAAAGGCTTTTACATAGTCGAAAATTTCTTGTTTTTGTTCAATGTAGTTTGCTGCCATAAAAGTTCTCCGTATTGTATTTATTCGTTGCGATAAATATATGTATGCCACGCTTAAGCTTATATAGACCAAATAAAACAAATGATTATACATTTTTAGATGATGTAATTAGAGAACAATTTTACATCGGTGGCACCGACGTGAATGTACACAAATATCTAGGACCAAGAAATCCTACAGAAGAAGAAGCAACAGCAGAACAGCCACGTTATGATGCAGTTAAAGAGACTAACATTCAAGATATGCTGTTCTTGGAAAACAGAGATAGAAAATACGATCAAGATATCTACACAATACGTGGCATTTATAATGTAATAGATAACGATTTTAATCTAAGTCAGTTTGGATTGTTTTTAAGCAATGATACATTGTTTATGACTATACACATAAATGAAAGTGTAAAAACACTTGGTAGAAAAATTATGGCAGGTGATGTATTTGAACTGCCTCACTTAAAAGACGAATATGCTGCAAATGACTATAGTGTTGCACTAAAACGTTTTTATGTAGTTGATGAAATTACTCGTGCAGCAGAAGGTTTTTCACAGACTTGGTATCCTCATTTATATAGAGTTAAACTAAAACAAATATTTGATTCACAAGAGTTTAAAGATATACTGGATTTACCTGCAGGTGATGATGCTGATAATACTTTACGTGATGTACTAAGCACATTTGAAACTGAAATGAATATTAATAATGCTATTGTACAACAAGCAGAAGCAAATGCAAAAGCCGCAGGATATGAAACAAGTCACTTTTTTACAGTAGCAGTAGATGATGACGGTGTACCTACATTGAGGACAGCAGATTCAACAGAAATAGATGCAAGTGGCAGTGAACTTTCAGATTCTATCTTAGATACTCCTATACGTGATGGTTATGACGGCTATCTAATAGGAGACGGACTTGCACCAAATGGTTCGCCTTTTGGTAGTGGGTTATCATTTCCTGACGCAAGTGCATCAGGAGATTACTTTTTGAGAACAGACTTTTTTCCAAATAGACTATTTAGATATGATGGGAGAAGATGGGTGAAAGTTGAAGATAACGTAAGACAAACACTAACTAACACATCAACAAGAGCGCATCAGAAAGGTACGTTCATTAATAACACAAACACAAGCACTATTGGCGGTGAAGTTGTTGAAGAAAGACAATCACTATCAAAAGCATTAAAGATAAAGACGGATAACTGATGCAGTTTTTTTATGACGGACAAATACGTAGATATCTAACACAGATTATACGCTTATTAAGTAATTTTAGTTACCAAGACGGTGATGGTCAATTACGTCAAATACCTGTAACATATGGTGATTTGACAAGACAAGTTGCGAGCATTATACGTGACAATAGTGAAAATAAGGTTCCTAGTGCGCCACGAATGGCAGTTTATATTACAGGAATCGAATTAGATAGACAAAGATTAAGCGATGCAAGTTATGTTAACAAAGTTAATATTAGAGAACATGCATATGATTCCGATGGACAAGAATACCTAAACGAACAAGGCAAAAACTATACAGTTGAAAGACTACATCCTGCTCCATACACATTAAGTGTAAATGCTGATATATGGGCAACAAATACAGAAATGAAGTTGCAAATTATGGAGCAAATTTTAACATTATTCAATCCTAGTTTAGAAATTCAAACAACAGACAATTTTGTTGATTGGACAAGTTTAAGCGTAGTAAACTTAGAATTAGTAAACTTTAGTAACAGGAATGTACCTGTAGGTGTTGATAGTGAGATAGATATTGCAACTTTAGGTTTTTCTACTCCTATCTATCTAAGTGCTCCTGCAAAAGTTAAACGTTTAGGCGTTATTACAAATATCATTGCAAACATATTTAATGAAGAAAGTGGTGATATTGATTTGGGTAATAGTGAAGCAGAACTTGGTGCATATGAAGATTCATTACATCCTATAGAACAAACTACACAATCAACAGATGCTTCAGGCGAAGTTGATATTGAAACACAAAGATCGGTAGATCCACTATTGAATGAAAGAGTTACACAAAGTACAACATTTAAAGATTATGGATTGTATGTTGAAGGTACACAAGCACGTATTGTTTATAATCGTGAAGTAGGAACAACTAACTGGAGAGTATTATTAGAAGCATATCCAGGAACATATACAGCAGGGTTAAGCCAAATTAGAATGCGAACTGAAGGATCTGATAATTTTATTATTGGTACATTTGCTCTAAATCCGCTCGATGAAAGAATTATTAGTATTACATGGGATTCAGATACATTGCCTAGCAATGATGTAATAACAGGGCCTGCTAGAAATCCTGCAAGTTATACAAGTATTGATTATGTTATAGAGCCTTCAAAATGGAATCCAAGTTCATATAAAACACCAGGACTTAGAGTGTTAGTAGTAAGCAATATTAATCCAAGTAATCAAGTTGGTGAAGCAGGATACGACGGACCCGATGCATGGAAAAATACAGACACAAGTGATCCTGTTGCAGAAGCAAACGATATTATTGAATGGACTGGCACAGAATGGCAAGTTATATTTGACGCTAGTGCAACAACTGATATAACACATATTAAAAATCTTAATACAGGTGTCCAATACAAATGGACAGGATCTGATTGGATTAAGAGTTGGGAAGGTGAGTATTCAGGAGGTAACTGGATGCTATTCTTAGACGGCTAATTATTTTTATGAAAAAGATAATATGTAGTGGTGCATTATTTTATACCCTCTCCACTAAAAGATTTTTAACTTTACATAGAACAGCAAAGAAAAATGCAGTATGGGGTCTTGTAGGCGGCACTAATGAAGAAAACGAAACCGCATGGGAAGGTTTGAAGAGAGAAATAGAAGAAGAAATAGGATTTATTCCAAAAATAAAGAAAACTATTCCTCTAGAAACTTTTGTAAGCAATGACGAACATTTTCATTTCCATACTTATCTTTGTGTAGTTGAAGATGAATTTTTGCCTATTTTAAATAATGAACATGATGGATATGCATGGGTACAATTTGGAAAATGGCCTAAGCCTTTACACCAAGGCTTGGCCAATACTCTACGTAGTAAAACTAACCAAAACAAATTACAAACTGTGTTTGAATTAATTAACCTTATCTCTTGAAACATTTTTTGGCAGTAAGAAAATACCATTATGGTATTGCTTACCCTCAACTTCATGTATAAACGAATGAGATGTACTTCTATCATACTCATTATCATGTGTAAAGTAAACATCAAAGTCAAAATTACTTGTATCGACGTTTGACGAAATAGCCCAAAACATTTCTGTTTTAGATTCGTCTAGTGCTTTTAAATAATCTTCGTATGTATCAACAATAAATCTGTCGTATTCTACTGGTCCGCTTGCAACCGTATTCCATTCTTTTCTAGTAACAAGATGTCTGTGTTCAATTTCTTTTTTGCTTACAGGTTTGTTTTTGCTCATCAAGAACACACCGTTATAATATTCTTTATCTCCTACTTTGTGTACAAAGACATGATTTTCGTTTCTTTCGTATTCAAATTCATCATCTCTGTCATCAAAGAACAGATCAAACTTAAAGTTAGGATTAATTTCAACATTTCTGCTTTTAATCCAAAACATTTCTGTTGTAGACTTACTAAGTGCCTCTAAGTATTCATCATAATTATCTACTTCAAAAATATTGTAAAGAACAGGTCCAGTTACTATTTGTTCATACTCTTTTCTTTCAACAATATGTTTGTAATCAATTTCTTTTTTAGTTACAGGCTTATGCTTTGAAAACAAATATAGTCCGTCATAAGTTAGTTTATCGTTGACTTTGTGTAAAAACGCATGATTCATTTTTCTATCAAACGTATTGTCATGTTTAAAATATAAATCAAAAATTGATTCATCGATAATTGTTAAATTTTGTAACTTACCCCAAAACATCTCTGTTTTAGATTTTTGCATTGCATCTAAATAATCATCATAAGATCCGATATCAAATACGTCATATCTAGTTTTTGTACTTGCAATTTCATTCCATTCTTTGCGTTTTACTGGATGTCTAAATTCTATTTCTTTTTTAGAAATCTTTGAGTGTTTACTACATAAAAATACACCACTATAAAGTTTTTCACCGTCAACATCGTGTAAAAACGCATGATTAATTTTTCTATCAAAAGCATTGTCGTGTGTGAAATACTTGTCAAATTTGAAGTTTTTCTTTATCTTTACATTTCTACTTAATGCCCAAAACATTTCTGTCTTGCTTTGTTCTAATGCATTTAGATATTCACCGTAAGTGTCAATATAAAATTTTTCATATTCTACTTGTGTTGAGCCAATGACTTTCCATTCTTTTCTTTCAATAATGTGTCTGTGTTCGATTTCTTTTTTGTTAAGAGGTTTTTTCGTTGAACAAAGGAATAAGCCGTTGTATAATTGCCTTCCATCAGCATCATGTATAAAGGCATGGTTTGTCTGTCTATCATACTCGTTTTCAAAGTCAAAATATATCTCCGGTATATTGCTACTAATGTTTCTACTATCCATCCAAAACATTTCTGTTTTAGAATTATTCAATGCATATTCGTATTCTTCATATGAATCAATATAGAATCTATCATAAATTACTGGACCAGTTGCTACAATATCATGCTCAATACGTTCTACAGGAAATCTGTAAGTAACTTCCTTTTCTGAAAGTATTTTGTTTTTAGAACACAAAAATAATCCGTTGTACTTGTTATTGCTATGCAAAAATGCATGTGTTTTGTTTTTAAGATCTTTTTCATGATGTGGAATATAAAAGTCAAGATCGATGTTAACTTTTATATTTTTACTGCTCATCCAAAACATTTCTGTTGTAGATGATTCAAGTGCAGTTTTATATTCATTATAATTATCAATTTCAAAAAAGTCATACTGCTTTGGTGTACTTGCAATCATACGTACTTCTTTTTTGTTAACTAAAAATCTATAGTCAATCTCTCTATCTGAGGGATTATAAAATTTGTTACACAAAAATATGCCATCAAATTGATTTCTTTTTCCATTTCCGAACACATGATTATATTTGTAACTCCATTCGTCTGGTTCAAAAGAAAAGTCAAAGTTTTCTGATACATTAACATCATTTGGTATTAACCAAAACATATCAGTTGAGGTTAGTTCTTGTGCTTGACTATAAGTGTCAACAATTTGTATATTATATTTTTCTTTTAATTTTTTGTATTCGCTATCTTTACGGCTACCTAAGAAAAATATATCAAATTTTTCTTTGCCATAATATGGATCATATACGCCACAAATATTGCTGTGTGTATATTTCTTTTTTGCATCAAACTTTGTTGGAACTAGTTGTACTTTATTCCAACTTTTAGGATGTCTACTTTTTTTTCTTACGTAAGGAAATAAGTGAATACCGTTACTTTGTTCAGCACTTGGTCTAAAATGCCAAGGAAATGTATCTAATACTTTAATTGACTTATCAACAAGCCAAACATAATCAGCAACTTCTGCATAATCTTTTACTTGTTCATAATCTTCTACATCGTCTGTATGTAGTATTGGATAACATTGAAAAATGTGGTTTTTTAGGACGTCTTGTCCGTTATAGATGTTTTTACTAAATCTTTCAAATCTACTAACTGAATTCATTTGTTTCCTTTAACATATATGCCTTAGTGCCGAAGTGTGCAACTTTTTCACTTATATCAGCATCTACATATATTTTATAACCATTATCTCTGGCTAACTTACAAAAGTGAATATCTTCACCGCTAAGGTCATGTGTGTCGTCGTTCCATGTATAGTTAAACCAAGGTGAATCTAATACACGATACACATCTCTATCAACTAACATACACCCAAGACCTACTGCAAAAACTTCATGCAAACCTTTTGACTCTGTTAGTCTACTATCTAAGTTGTATTGATCAGTAAACGCAACACTACGTTGAGGTTTGACTCGTGTGCTGTATGTTGCAGCAACAATATCTTTTTTATGTTTAAGGAACACATCGACAACATTTGATGGTATGTGCATATCGCTATCTAACCAAAGTATGTGGGATGCCCCTTTGGCAAAGGCATCCCAAACTAGCGTGTTTCTTTGGTTGGCAATCACACTGCCAAGATTGAATAGAACATCAAATTCTATTCCGTCTTGTTGCAGACGTGCTGTGAGATTTGCTAAACATAAAGCAAATCCTGTGTGAACTGTATCCCGTGCTGGAATACAAATCGCGATTCTCATCTTAAACTAGAGAATCATCAACTGTGTCTGTGTTTAATTCTTGCTCTGCAGCCACAGTATCATTATTCCACTGTCTTGCAGTACCAGTTGCTACTTTTACTGCTTCGCGGAAATCTTCGGATGGAAGGTTGCCCATTTCAAGCATTGTTTCAGGCTGAACCTTACCAAGTGTTAGTAGATCAGCAGCGGCCTTTTTACCGATAGCACGAATCCAATGTTCTCTATCATCATCTGCTGCTCGCGCCATTACTACAGTTTCTTTTTCACCGTCAAGAATAGCGTCTTTGATTTCTGTTAGAATACTTTCATCTACTTCAAGAGATGAAAGTTTAGTTAGTTTACGGGCCTTGCTGTATTCATTTGCAAGTTCGATATTTTCAATTTGATAACGTGTTAGCATACGTCTGCTCCTTTACTTTGCTAGTTATACTCCTGGAGTTCCTAAACCGCCAAATGTTGAACTCATAGGAATTGTTGTACCACTTGAGATACCCAAGTAGCTACCCAAAAAACTCATTGTAATTGGGGTTGTTGAAGAGCCAAAATAGTTTCTAATTTGACTCATAGTAATTTGTGATCCTGTTGGAGGTAATGCCATAAGTGATCCTATCTACAGTTAATATAATATATACTAACTGCAAATAGAATCTTTGTCAAGAACTTTTTTTAATTTTTTTCAATTAATTTTTGCACCATTGCTTTAAGTTCAGCAATCTCAGCAGCCTGCGCTTCAATTTTGTCATCTGCTTCTTTTACTGCTTCGATTAGCAACGGAACCATACGCTCATACTTAACTGTTAGATAGTCTTCGCCTGACTTACTGTTACCATCTTCGTCTAAGTCGAACGGTGCAGCAACAACTGCTTCTGGTAGTACCTTTTGTACTTCTTGAGCACTAACACCTACTTGTGTATTGTCATTGTTGTATCCGTACTTCTTAGCAGTTTCGTTTTCAACATATAGATAACCATTAAGTGCTTTTACTTTATCAAGGGCGCCTTCTAGTTTACCTGTGAATGTTTTCAAACGTTCGTCTGAGTAGTATGCTGTAACTTCGCTTGTTGCAAGCAATTGACCGTTTACATACCAACCTTCGTTTTGTGCTCTTGCTTTCCATGCACCATTATAGTAGATGTATGTGTAAGAGTTTTGTTGTCCGTATAAAGACCACTCATTATTAGTATCGTTATAGATACCGTAAGCGCCCGCACCATTTGACATAAACACCCAGTCATCTCTAATAGACCACCCTGCGTATGATCCGCTTGTACCGTATACACCTTCTGCTCTGAATGTACCATAGTTCTGTCCATTAGCAGGAGCAATATAGTTAGAAGTGTTACCACCGATACCAATAACATTTTTAACCATCAAGTTACCGGCAGTAGTAAGTGACATAGCACCATCAGATGCTGCATCGCTTGTATCTCTCCACAGGAAGCCTCTATCATTATCAGCGTTCATAGTAAATGTCATTGCATAGTCGTTAAGCCAACCATAACTTTGAGCACTTATCATACCAATTGTATATGAACTCGAACTCCAAACCCTGAGCTTATCGTATGAGTTGCCACCATAACCGTCAATTAAGCCAATGTTATAGCGTGTACTAGGACTAAATCTATCTGGGAATGTACCACTTGTAATGTTACCAGCATTGATACTAGTAATACTTGCACCATTACCACTAAACGTACCACTAATAGTACCACCATTGGTAATATTGTTTGAGTTCATATTCAATGTTGATCTCAATGTAGGAACAGCATTTCCAGTACCTAAATACAAGGTATTTGCACTATGATCTCTCCAAATATAGTTTGTTGTGCCGTCTGTAGTATCTTGAACAATAAAGTCTGCATCGTTAACTTTAATCGTAGTAGCACCGTTGTCTACTCCTGCACCGTTAACAAAATCACCAATGTCTTGTCCGTCAACTGTATCAGCATCTAGACCTGAACCTGCACCATCATTGCCAGCATGCCATACTTTATTACCGTTAACATAGAAGTCACCCGGTCCATCGATAGCAACCATTAGGTTTGGTTCTGTTGTTTGGAACTTAAATGACGCACCGTATCCACTACCAACTGAAGCACCGTCTGAATGTTCAAAGTTTAGTCTACCATACTGTGTATTTGATGCGTGGTCAGTAAAGTCGATTCTTGCGCCGCCTGCGTTAGTTGTGTTTCTAATAACAAGTCTTTGTGCGCCAGAGCCTACCAAACTAATAACGCCACTTGCTGTATCATTTGCATCTGAACGTAAGAACTGTGTACTATCAATACCGTCTAGCGTATCTGCACTAACATTTGTAAGCCCACTACCGTTACCAGTAAATGTACTTGTACCAATGTTAATGTTACCAAAGCCGCTTGTGATTTGACCTGCATTTAGAGCACCTGTACCTGTGATACTTGTATAACTACCACTAATTCTTGCGTTAGGTACTGTACCGCTTGACAAGTTACTTGCATTTAGTGATGTTAATCCGCTACCATTACCTGTAATTGTTCCACCAACATGTAGGTTTTTAGCAATACCAACACCACCACTTACTTTTACAGCACCAGTTGTTGTGCTACTTGCTTGAGTTGTGTTTGAGAACGTCTTAATACCACTCATTGACTGGTTGCCACCTAGTCTTGCTCCAGCAACAGTACCACTTGACAAGTTACTTGCATTTAGTGTTGTCAATCCACTACCGTTACCAGTAAATGTACTTGTACCAATATTAATGTTACCAAACCCGGAACTAATTGCACCTGCGTTTAGCGTACCTACAGCATCAATGTCAGTTTCGTGTTGTGTTACACTTGAACTTGAAATTCTACCATCTGGTACAGTTCCGCTTGTAAGTTGGCTTGCATTAAGTGCAGTAAGTGAAGAACCAACACCTGCAAAGCCTGTAGTACCACTGAATGATAGTGTTGTAGTGTTAACAGTTAGTCCTACACCTGGTATTCTTACATTTGCATGTGAAGCATTACCTAATGTAATTTCATTGTTTGTTGTGTTTGCTGTTGGTGCAGCATCTTTACCAATAACAATGTTATTACTACCTGTTGTAATTGTTGCACCTGCGCCGTAGCCAATAATTACGTTATTACTTGCATTTGCAATTTCTAGTGCTTTATATCCAATAGCAACGTTTGCATTAGCAGTAATTGAGTTTTGCATACTTTCAGCACCGATTGCTGTATTACCGCCTGTTGCTGCATCAATTTGTGAAAGGGTATATGCACCCATTGCTGTGTTATTTGCTGAAGCAGTAGCTAATGCAAGAGCATCTTTACCAACACCTGTGTTTTGATTACCTGTTAATACAGCACCAAATACACCATCTCCGACTCCAACTGAGTCAATACCAGTTGTTACAGCAGCACCGCCTCCTGCAAAGAAGTTGGTAGCACTACTGCCGCCACCTTCGCCAATTAAGTGTCCGTTTACTGTGATATCACTTGTAAATGTTTTGCCTGATTGTGAAGTAGGAAGCACTGCATCTGGGATAGTACCACTTAGTAACTGAGACGCATTTAAGTTTGTTAGTCCGCTACCATCACCGTATATAATACCACCAACTCTAAGTTTTTTAGCAATACCAACACCGCCTGCTACAACTAAAGCACCGTCTGTTGCTAGTGTAGATTCAGTTGTGTCGCTGACTGTTACAATTGTACTCGTTGCAAAATTAATGCCTGTACCTGCATCTTTTTGAATTGTATCTAAACTAATTGTACCAACATTTGTGATGTTATTGTCATTAAAACTAGTAGCCCCTAGGCTTACTGTTCCTGTTGCTGTTAGATTTGATGATCCAATGTTAATATTACCAAAGCCTGAACTTATTGCACCAGTATTAAGTGTTCCTACAACAGTTAAACTTGAGTTTACAATATTTGCACCTAGTGTTGTAGAATTTAGAACACTTACGTCATTGATATAATATGCTTTACCGCTTACAAGATTAATGTCTTCGCTTGAATCCCAACTAGTGTTTGTAGCATCATAAGTCCATGTTGCATTTGCAGCGTCTACAGTAAGTCCTGCGCCGTCTGCTGCGGCAGCATTCGCTGCGCCCTTTGCTACTGTAATGTTTAAATCTTCAACATCTAGTGTAGTTGTGTTGAGTGTAACAGTTGTTCCGTTTACAGTTAAATTACCGTCAATAGTAGTGTCACCTGTTGTAAAGTCAATTGTAAATTTGTTTAAACCGTCACCAAACAGTAAGTTACCAGTTGATGCAACTTGCATACGCTGTGTACCAGCAGTGTAAAAATCTAGTTCATCGTTATCTGCACCAGCACTACTTTCTGCTTCAATTTTAGTATCTTGGTCTACATCTTTCACACCACCTAGTGATCCCCAGTTACTTCCATCGTAACCTTCAAATGTACTATCGCTAGTATTATAACGAATTTGACCTTGTGCTGCTGCTGTACTTACACCAGTTTCGCCCGGACGTTGAGCACTTGTACCTACTGGAATTTTTAAACCAGTACTTGTTGTAAATACTGCATAACCTGTATAAGTTAAGACGCCACTTGTGTCAATACGTAATCTTTCTGTAGGACTTTGAATAAAATCGCTTGTTGTTGTAACTGTACCAGTTTCTACAACAAAGTCACCACCTGTACCTGCGCCAGTACCAAGGCCGCCTATAATTTTAATTTCACCGCCGCCGATATCTGTACCAATACCTGCTGCGCCGTGTATCTCAACATCTGCTGGTGTTGCACTTGCTTCTGCATCACCAAAAATTACTTTTTGATGTTTAACAATTAGTTTATTATTAATTTCTGCACTACCTGCAACGCCGCCTGAACTACTTACTGTAACATTTAATTCTGTTTGCACAGTAAACGAAGTTGCATTAATTGTTGCCCCTAATACTGGCCATGTACCATCTAGTGAAGCAACACCGCTGCTTGCAATAGTTACAAAATCACCTGCTCTAATACCTAACACTTCTGGTGTGTAAGTAAATGTTAATGAAGTTGTTGTAGGAATAGTACCTACTGTAGGTTTGTCAATATATACAACATCATCTGCAACACCTGATACTACTGTGTTTGCTTGTATACTTGCACTTCCTGTAACAACCATACCAACTTCAATTGTTGCTGTGCTAGAAAGCGGAATAAAGTCGTCTGTGTTGTTTACGTTTTCATTTGTTGTTCTAGAAAATCCGTTTAAGTTGACAGCAACAACTTGACTTGTTGCAGCATCATATCCGTCAATAAATGAAGTGATTGCTCTAGTTGTTGTGCTTGCACCAATTCTAGTTACATCTGCTTCGCCGCTTATTTCAACAGTTGTAAGATTTTCGTTGTAAACCTTACCAGTAGCAGTACTCTTAGAACCTGTATCTGCTGCACCGATATCTAAACTATCTATGATATCAACCGCATCACCCCACACAGGATAACCACCATCTACTACAAGTATATTTCCTTCTCTACCAATATTAAGAGAATTAAGTGTACCTGATGTTTGTGCATAAATTAAATCACCATCAGCATATGTACTTAGGTTAGTACCGCCTCTGTTAACAGGTACATTACTTGTTAGGTTAGCAGGATTGAGGAAATAACTGCTATCTAAACCGTCTAATGTACCTGCATCAACAACACCATCTTTGATAAACACTTGGCCTGACCCAGCAGCGTCAACATCAAATTGTGCTTGGAAGAATCTACTTGTACCTAGTGTAGAATATGTTCCACCTGGGTCATAATCAGCATTTGAAATACCAATATCTACTGCACCATAATAATCGCCACTGGTATTAGGACCAGTAAGTGTAATTGGATTATCAGTTGTGCTGGCTTTTGTAAGGGTTTGAACTGCAACAGCATAAGCACTGTCACCTCTTAAGAATGTGTCACTACTTGCAATACCGCTTGCACCTAATCTGCTTGGTGATATAGTACCTGAAATAATGTTACTTGCATCAATGTTTGTAACAGCAAGAGTGTTCCAGTTTGCTTTCAATCTACTTGATGTATTGATTACTACATTAACTTGCACATTGTTTGGAATAACCTCCGCATCGCCTGTACCAGTTGCAGTAATATCTGAAGCATTTGTTACAAGTCCGTTAATACTGCTTAAAGCATCTGATCGTAGTGTATGTAGTGTAACACTGTTAGTTGTAACAGAACCAATAAAGAATCTTGCACCTGATACAACTTGAACACCGTTTATAGAAAATAGTCCAGTTCCAGAACTTCCATCATCTTCTTCTTCTATTCTAATAGCGTCACCAGTTGTTAAACCGTGGTTCGGAACAATAATACTGTTATCATAAATGTTAACGTTAAATCTTGTCCATTGATGAGCATTATTAGCAGGAGTTGTTAAAAATTCAATTTGATTTAACAAACTAAAATCTTCGTATACTTCGATAGTGTCTGCGTCAATACGCTTTGCATAGTACACACTACCATTTAGTAGTCCGCCGATTGCAACATTACCTAATGTATTATATCTAATAGGATCACCGTCTGTGTACCCATGGGCTGTCATTGTAATTCTATCGAGTGTATAGTCAACATTACCACCGCCTCCTGTGGTACCTGCTAAAAACTGATTTACAATGCTATCATCTAGTGTGATATTAATTTTAGAACTTACTGCATCATTGTCTTCAATAAAGTCAATTGACGATGCACTTGCTACGTAAAGTTCACCGCCTAAAATGTTTACATAAGCTCTATCCTCAATAGCAGCAATTTCAATTTCAAAACCACTACCTGTGCCGCCTACATCGCTTGCATTTAATTCAAGTAAATCACCTACTGCGTAGCCTGTGCCACCTCTACGTAAATCAACATCGCTGATTTGTCCTGCTGTAACAGTAACATCTGCTTTTGCTCCTGTACCTACTCCAGTCTTTGCTTGCAAGTCTACCATTTCGTAAACAAGAGTACCTAGTGTAGGTGTATAACCACTACCGCCAGTGATATTAGCGTTATCTACGTTTGTACATATACCATAACGTGTTTCTGTAACTGCACCTTGTGCGTTACCGTCCGCAGAAGTAACAATGGTCCTTACTGTACCTGTTGCTGATTTACTGCCTTCATTAGATCCTGTATTTGCAATTGTAAAGGTTGTCGAACTTGGTACACTTGTAACTAGGCCATTTACGTTGTAAAGTGTATCATCACACTCAACTTCAACGTTATTACCAATTGATAGATTATGGTTGCCGCTTGTTGTAATTGTAGCAACATTACTTGTTCTTTCAACATCTGTAATTGTTTCAACTGTAAAGTTGAAAGGCGCACCACTTGAATCTAATACTAGATACTGACTAGAGTTAGAACTTTTTAAGAAGAAGTTATCGGTAATTTCTGATACTGCACCAAGTGTTAATGGTGCTTGTCCAGAGTCAACACCCGCAATAAAGATATTGTTTGTAGTATCAAAGTCAGTACCTGTTGAGTCTTCACCTGGTTTGAATTGATTATCTAAGCTAGCAACTAGTAGGTTAGTTGATGAAGCATAATCACCTTTTGCATATCCAACGGCTCCTGTTGTCGGTTGTGTAATTAAATCACCGTCAGTTGCTGAAATTGGTGATGAAAACGTTAATTCAATCTGATCATATTCTTCAGTACCAATATCACCTGCTTTTAGATCAATTGCTGGAATTTCATCAACTTGTGTAAGCCTTGACAAATATCCATCTGTGTTTGTACTTGTAAACTGTCTTGTAGCAGGAATCAAATCTGGGTTCAACTGACCGTTAGTATTCAACTGAACAATAGCACCTGGAACTGCCGCTGTTGACACAGATTTATCAATAAATCCGCCCAATCTGTTTGATAAGAAACTTCTTGTTGCTAACTGTGTAGATAGTCTTGCATCACT